CTAAGAAACTACTTAGTGCTGCTGTCACAAAATTTGTTGATTTAACAAGCGCTGTTGAACCAGCTTTATCAATCGCAAAAGGAGCGGTAGGAACAATAGCAGATGGCGCATACAGTTGGGTTAAGTCTAAATTTGATATTGGTTATAAAGCGCAACAAGAATCATCTTCTGGCACATTTGACGGCTCTATGGGTAGTTGGGGTGTTTATAAATACCTCTATCAAATCGCTCAAAAAGCAATTGATAAATATCCTGGCATGAGAATCACATCTGGTTATCGTGAAGGCGATCCACATTCCCACGGAAAGCATCAAGCAATCGATATTGCTTACCCAGCGAGTGCGAATGGATCATCTAAATATATGGCACCAGCAAATTGGGTGTTTGATAATTTTGCTTCAAAAGTTGCCTATGTAATTACTCAAGGTAAGGTTCGTGACAGAAAAGGCATGTCCGGTACTGGATCAAGCGGTAGTTGGGTTAAATGGCCAGCGAACGACCATTACGATCACTTGCACATTAACGGTTCTTTGGGCGCCAATGATATTTCTGATTCAAATGCTAACTTTGGTTCATCTGGCGGTGCTACTTCATCTACCAGTTACGGTTCTGGTGTTGAAAGATGGCGTTCGACTGTCAATAGCGCATTGAATAAGTTAGGTATTTACTCGTTGGCTAACGCAAACCGCACGCTTTACCAAATGAAAACTGAATCAAATGGTAATCCGAATGCTATCAACAACTGGGATATCAACGCTAAGAATGGTACGCCGTCTAAAGGATTGATGCAAGTTATCGATCCGACCTTTAGAGCGTATGCAAGAAGTCCTTACAACAAGAGTATTTGGGATCCTATGTCCAATATCCTTGCTTCAATGAGATATGCACTTAGTCGCTACGGGTCGCTTGCGTCAGCTTACCGAGGTGTAGGCTATGAGAATGGCGGACTAGTCACTCAAGACGGTTTATATCGTATGGGAGAAGGCAATAAGAAAGAGATGGTCATTCCATTAGAGAGACCGCAACGTGCTGCTGAATTAATTCAACAAGCAGTTGAGTATCTTGGCATGGATATGTTCAACTCAAATCTTGTTCTACCTGAAATGTTCCAAACACCAACATTCACACCGTCGAATAGTACGTTTAGTAACAATAACCAAATGAATTATGAAGGTGGCGGCATGAAAGACTTCACTTCATCTATGGTAACAACATTGATGAATGCTATTTCCGCAATGGGTGCAACACCAACACAAGCTCCAAATGGAGATATTGTCATTAATATTGGCGGTAAAGAATTCGGTCGTATTGCAGTGAAAGAAATCAACAAATACCATCAGCAGCTTGGTTATACAGAATTAAACATTTAGGAGGATTGATCTGATGGCTGGATATTTAAAAATTAATGGAGTTACGATTAAGACTCCTAAAAATTCCTCTTGAAAATGATTCTGTTTTGGGAAAACTAAGATTATGATATAATACTTGTATACATACCCCACAAGCTGGTTCGAATCCAGTATCTTAAAAAAAATAATGTACGATGCATTAATTACCAACACAATATGGACATTCTTTACTTCATGTCTAGGAAAATGTAGAGAGGTGATTTGCGTGAAAAAGAGTAGAGTATTACTTTTATCACTAGCACTAGTCATTGTTTGCCTTGGAATATTGTGGGGAGGTACATAGTTTTATTAGGTTTCACAGATAGTTTATCTTTCTGTGAAGCTTTTTGCATTAATATCATATCGAAAGAGAATACTAACGCAATTTAGCGAAGGCCATTCTGTTGTTTTAAATAATTGGTGATCATCCTTCACCAACATAATCATGTAATGAAAAATTGTCCAAGTTAGAGTGAGAAGGTTTGACAATAAGTTTTATTGAAAGATAGCTTATAGATAAGTATCAAAGCATATAAAAAGGAGTATATCTGTATGTGGTTATACTCCTTTTTAATGTATTCTGGTACAATGAAATCATGCTATTTTAAAAATAATTACTCGAATGACTAAAAAGAAATAATAGTTAAAAGTAAATCCAACGATTAGGAGAATCCGAAGATGAAAAAAAAAATTATGATTATTCTTTCCACTGTATATGTAATCGCAGCAGTAGTAATATCATTTATAAATCCTGAAAAAGCATCTTATTGGATTAATGTGGGAAATACTGTTGTTGCAGTTTTAATTGCATATTTTCAAATTCTTTATAGTAATTCTAAGGCTGTGTTTATATGGTCAAATAAAGTTATTGCATGGTTTAAGCATGAAACGGTTGTCTGGATAGGCAGTTACAAATTCTCATTTCGAGTAAGGCAGGACTATTCTTTTGATGAGGATGTAAAAGGATTTATAAGGCGTATTGGGATTTTGTATCCGGAAGCCAAAATTGAAAGTTTAAAAATAAATAGCCAATCTGCTACATTTAGGTTCATTTATGCTGGATATCCAAGAAATATATCTTTATATTTAGACTATCATGACGATGAAAATTATCAAATTAGAATCAAATATGAAAGTTCATTGTCTTATTGTGACTCAAAAAAAGAAATAAAAAGATTTGATGATTTTTTAAATGAGGTTTCAAAAGGACATGAAATTATTGGATCAGATACTGCTAAAGACAAAGCACTATTGGAATTGTATAGTGTTAAGATAAGCTTTTCTAAGTTCAACCCTTTCTATCGATTAACTGTGAAAAATATCAGCAAAGTAAAAAACATAAGTTTTAATCTATCTTTTAAAGATGGTGGAGCCTTCATAGAAACCACAAAAAATACACTTAAAGCAAGTTCAAAAGATAAGAATGAACTACTAAGTGTATTAAAAGATTATGTGGCTTTATCTTCGATTGGAGATTAAATCTATGGCATCGTAAGCTATCTGTAAGTAAGGGTTCTCAAAAGTTTCTAAATCATTTGGGGTATTGTAAACTACTATAGCACCTTTTTTTGAGAAACCGATTGTTCGAGCTCTTTGGCGTAAATCAATCTCAACCATTAGGTATGTTGCATTTTCATTATCTATTGCTTGAACCGCTTCGTCATCGCGATCTACTCCGTTGCCAAAGAAAATTTTGTTATCAATTGCATCATCATCTACTGAAAAATATATTGCTTTAGCATTATTTTGATATTGGCCTAGGATTGAAAAATCAAAATCGAAGATATGAGTTGATACTCTTTCAGGATATTGATTACTTAATGTGCTTAAAAAGCTTTTTGATAAAGTGGTAGGAGCATCTACAAATAGAATGTTTTCATTTTGAACAACATATAAATCAAAAGTCTGGGACTTCTTGTAAAAATCTACAGTAATAAAACCTTCATCTTCAGTAGGTTTGACCATAATAGTATCTTTGATTGATAAAAAATATGAGCAATTGTATATATGAAAAACTTTTCCTTCCATAACAAAAGTTCTATTTGTATTAGAAATAGTACCGATAGGCTCTCCGCCTTTGATGGGGGGGAGTGTGTCTTCAATATTAAAATTTGTGAATCTTCTAATCGTCAATGATCTCATATAAATATCTCCTTTTTAATAGATATTATTTGAATTGATTATAAATTGCAAGCGGTTTATTAAATACATGTTTTTTGTAAGTGCCCTTTTATAACTTTCCTAATATTGTATCGCCCCACGCGCAATGAGAATTATTGATCCATAAAAGGATACTATTCATTTAAGTGATATGAGCTGTTTTTGAAATTTGTTTAGTTTTTTTAGTGAACGTTCTTGTTTAAAGCTGCAATAGCTGAATCAACCATATTTGAACAAGATGCTTTGGAACAAATCAACACAGATTAGGAGCAAAGTTGTTAAACGGAGGTCAGTTTATGATAAATCTAGCATTAGTAAATTTAGATGACCTGAAAATTTTACTCTCAGAACATTCTATTCCTAATGAAGTTTGGAGCTCGAAACAAGCAGCTGATTTTTTAACTGTCAGCGTTCCTACATTACACAAAGAAGCCGAGGCTGGGAATGTTCCTGGGGTGAGAATTGGTAAAGATTGGAAATTTTCATCTATAGCTTTGTATCAATATGTGTCTAAAAAGAAGGAAACAAAAGAAATTATTTAGTGATATTGAAAGATCAACAAGCAGTAACAACTAGTTTGCAAGTAGCTGAAAGTTTCGGAAAGAAACATCAGCACGTATTAAGAGACCTGTTGAATTTAAAAGAGGGTGTCCAAAATTGGACAGACCTATTTTACGAAGATATTCATATCTATTCTAATTGGCGTTGGTGGATAAAATTGTAAGTGCGTTTGTAAGTGCATGTACTTACATTTATAATTTCTTAATGATGTTAAAATACCAGTTAAAACCTGTTACACCAGTGTTAATTGCTCTTAATCACAATTAACAGAACCCATTCTTTTATATTGGAAGGCAGTGTAGGATAAACTTGTTATAGGAGCTAGAATCCTTGGTATATAAGGGTTCTAGCTTTTTTATTTTACCTGTATACTAGAAATGACCAGCTTTTGACCAGCTCTTTTACTGATGAGCCATCATATCAGCAAAGTCTTGACCTGTTTTCTTAGGTGCATTATTCGTAATATGTGCATAGATGTCTAATGTCACTTTACTATTTTCATGCCCTAATCGTTGTTGAACTACCTTGACAGATTCACCTGCTTCTAATAATAAACTAGCATGTGTATGTCTAAACCCATGAGGTGTAATACGAGGCAAGTTATACTTTTTCAAAATATATCTTAACCAATCATTAACAGTGTTTGGAATGTACAGAGTGTTTTTAAGTGTTGTAAAAACATGTTGCTCTTTAGAGCTAGTATTGTAGCCAAGTTTAAAGTACTCTTCTTTTTGCTGTAATTTCCAGTTGTTGAGGATAGAAAGAGTCTCAGTATCTAAAGAGATAACCCTTCTAGAAGCTCTTGTTTTCGGAGATTGAATTATAACTTTACCAAATTCATCCACAGCAAGAGTTTTATTGACATGTAGTTCTTTATTAAACGTGTCTATGTCTTTCCACTGTAGAGCGAGTACTTCACTCTTTCTCATACCTGTGTATGCCAATAATCTGAAGAAGGCGTATTGTTTCATGTTACCAAAATCTTTAAAAGCATCCAGTAAATTATTAAGCTCCTCTTTTGAGTAAAATTTACGATTTTTCTCATACTCTTTTTTTCGTGGAAGAAGTGTTTTTTCCATAGGGTTATTGTCAATATATTGCATTGCAACCCCGTAGCGTAAAATTTGTGCAGTCTGCTTTCTCATGTAGTCGTAACTTTCATATTCACTGTGCCATTTATCTACCACTTTTTGACAATATGGAACAGAGATATTCGATAATTTAAGCTTACCAAATGCTGGAAGTATTTGATTATTTGCGTATCTTACTGAGATTGCGATTGTTGAAGCTTTAACACTGATACGCTGATGAGTGATCCATTCATTATACAGGTCTTCAAATGTCATATCAGGTTCTTTCTTTTTAACACCATATAATATTTGATGTCTGTATTCGTCATAATCTTTTTGAGCTTCTTGTTTGCTACTAAAACCCCTTCTAGTAGTATTTATTTTTTCACCAGTTCGTGGATCGGTGGCAATGTGTCCTTTATACATCCACGCCACTTGACCGTTTTTCTTTTTGTACTTTGATATTTTTGACATTCTATCATCTCCTCTTAATTTACAAGGAGTACTTACCACTAGATGGTATCACCTCCCTTCATTTTTTTTCTTAGTGTATTTTTTTCCAATTGATGAAATCGTTTGTTCTAGCTTGTTTATATTATCAAAAATTTCTCTCACAGCTTCTTTGGGATAAGTCATGTCTTCCAATTGACTAGGTAGCCATTCATCTACCATTATTTTTAGCTGTTCTTCTATACTGCTAGTGAGGAAAAGAATGTTATTGTCAAATTCTTCTACAATAGCATTGATGAATAATTCTTCTATTTTTAAGATATTGAAAAGACTAATTTTTTCATTTTTAACTTTATTACAAGTTTTGTTAGCAATAAATTCTTGCGTCTCTGGTTCTAATTTGGAATATCTATTCAGCCATTTATCTAAATCGGGGTGTACTGGTGGAAACTGTTGATAAAGATGCTGTGACAGATTTTTATTCGGAAATGTTATACCATCTAACACAATGCTATCTCCATAAAGAATAATTCCGAAAATATATTCTTCTACACTGCCACAAACTAACTCCTCTATACTCATATTTCCCAAATCAGCAATTCGAGATAATCGCTCTGGTTTTGGTAAATAGGTTCCCTTCTCCCATTCGTAGACAGTTTTTTTGTCAATCAATTGACCATTGTTAATCATAATACCGAATGCTGGTTGTGTTAATTTCTTACTCTTTCTTATAGCTTTTATTTTTGTTCCGAGTATTTTTTTTCGTTCTAAACAATTTATTGGTGGACGCTTTATCATATTGACCACACCTCCTAAAATTAGTATACACCAAAAAGGGGGTGTTGTAAAATGATTTTTAATAATTGTTGACACCCCTCTTTTATCGAGGTATCATATGTTTATCATTTGATGAACCGGTAATCATTTTTTGTTTGATTAATCGGTTAATAATAAAAAAATACTTTTATCTTTAGTGAATAATTCGAAGATAATTATTTATTTTTTTCTTAGAAAATTTATTCAAGCAATCACGAAAGGAGGGAGAAAGTATGTCCCTGCAAATCATTGATAGCATTGTCTCTATACAAGTTGAACAACAAGTGAAAGAGATAATTACAGTGCTAAAGCCTATGCTAGAAGACATTATTTCTGGAGTCACACTAGAGTATATGGACTACCAGCAGGCTAGTGAATATCTAGGTGTATCAGTAGGAACGATTAGAAAATATGTTTCTCAATACGGGTTACCTGTTATAAAAATTGATACGGTCATTAGATTCAAAAAATCTGATATTGATAGTTTCATGGAACGGTATAAAGGTTGAGTAAACAAATAAGATTAAAACATATAGTAATAGAGAGTTTGTTTTTATTATCTATATGTTTTAGTCTTTATCAAAATTTTATTAGGAGGAAATACCAATGATTAATATTTATGTAGATCAAGAAAAGCTATTGGAGAAGCCAGTTACAAAAAAAGAAAAAACTGATATAAGAGAAAGATGTTTAGATAACTATAGAGAAGTTACAAGAGATGAATTTGTAGAGATACTAAATTCATCACTATCTTTTATTCCAAGCAAGACAAAGAATAAAAGTAACAAAGCTGAGGACTTTGTACAAACTAGAGTAATTATTCTGGATGTCGATAACACTGTTAAAGATGAGAATAATAATGTAGTAGATTTGAGTAAAGATGATAGTAGATACTTAAGCATAGAAAAGGCTTTATCTATCTATTTAGTTCGTAACTTTGCGTTTGCGATACAAAAAAGCATCCGGTACTCTGAACATCTAGAAAAATTCAAAATTATCTTTATTCTAAAAGAAGCTATTACTGATCATAGTAAAATGGTTTCTGTTTACGAATACTTGAAAAAGAACATACCTGGGTGTGATGACAATGTAAAGGCTTCGAATAGAATGTTTTTTGGAGGATATAAGTCAGATGCAGTCATAATAATTGATGAAGACAACATGTTAGATATTACTGAGCATCCGATTGACTTCACAATGACATGTTCTAAAAATGGTCAAATTGATTCAGAGAGAGAGTATGAACTAGTCAATGAAACCGATTTTGTTAAGTTGATAAAAAACGACGACAAAGAAGAAATGAAACGGTGGTTTAAAGACTGCCTGTTTGATCCCTCCGACATGTCTTTTAATGAGATTTATGAAAGATTGTTAACCATTGATATGAATAAATTACTTAAGTCAAGTAAAAACTTAAGATGTCTGTTTCACGACGACCATAATCCCTCTGCTAGTATTTTTACCGGGAAAAGTGGTCATTCCATTTTTCATTGTCATTCTAGTAATTGTGGTGTCAGTGTAGATTTTATTGGGGTCGTGATGTTAATTCTAAAGAAAGATAGTCGGGTAGAAACCTTTAATTGGCTATTAGAGAACCTAGACCTGTATCCTACACATTTTCGAAAACTGAAAGAGGAATCAAAAGTATTTTTTGATACTCTTGAATCGATGGAAGACAAGCTTTTCAGGACAATAAAAAATTATCTAGAGGAAATGCGACGTATCTATGATGCCTTGCTTTTGGATGTTCAGTTTCTTGACTACAGTAAAGGAAGCTTGACTTGTATTATGTCGGGAGAACAACTAGCTAAAAAGATGTCTTCTTACTATGGTGATGAGTGTGTTTCCTCAGTAGGTAAATGGAATAAGTTACTGTCATTTATGACTTTTATAGGTTTGATAAAAAAACTAGATGACGATGATATCCCTATTGATATGCTCGGGTATCTGAATAAGCAAAAGAAAGATAAAGCGTTATGTGAAAAAGGTAGGAACTTTAGTTATAAGAGAAGCAATGTCTATCGACTAGATGTCTTTGATGCGACTTCTATGATTCAAGAATTGACTGGAAATATTATACCCTCACTGGAAAAATACCACTTTATATATCAACATTTTTCTTATGCTTGGGTTAAGATGTGCTTTAACGAAGAAGAGGCTAAAAGAGTATTCCCGCAAAATTTCCGATCAGAACTCAGCAAGGAAAAACAATTGATTTTAGATGAGGCACATGAAGTTTTACACGGCTTATCGTGGAAAGGGACATATATAATAACAGAGAAAGAACTTATTCACACTGTTGGGGAACACCTACGAAATGTCGGATATAATAGCGTGAAAAATGCTTTAATAGAAAACAGAGGCTACTTTGTTAAACAAGGATTCACTCTTGAACGAGCTTCTAAGGATATTAAGAGACTATACAATGTGGAAGCAAGTAGTAGTTTTTTAATATATCTAGCGAAAGGGCCAGAGATAGATGGAGCAATAAAAGAATTGATATTATCAGGATTTGAGTTAGTTCCACTTTATCAATTTAAAAGTGTAACAAGAGATGATGGTCGGAGAGTAAGGGAAAGAAGAGAGCCAATTAGAATAATCTAGACAGATTATTCATAGTTCTTAGTCTGGAATGGCAACAGTTTTTTTGACAAATTTTATAAGGTGCAGAACTTCTTTCCGTATGCTATTCCGATTGTCCTTGACAATGAGCCTCCTCGGATGTGACGATCTTCGGCAGGAGCTAACAGTTAAAGTTAGACTGCCTCGCTAGCGTTAGCAC